CTGTTTATTTTCATTACCTTACCAGATGATGCAGGATTATTTACAGCATTGACTGCTGAAGTTCCTGTTAATAATGCAGTTGCTGTCTTTGCAGTAATGGTTGCTACATTGACAATATTAGGTGCTGCCATTTTTATTTTCCTCTTCAGTTTCTATGTTTAGTTTATCTAAACCATAACCACCAACCCAAGGTTCAAGTAGGTCATCTGTTCTAAACCATGTTTGATGTTTCTTAATTAACTCTATAATGTATTGCATAAATCTTTCTTTCTATACTACCCAAAAACCATTGCCATTGCTATTGCTTTTCCAGTTGATGCTTTAGCATCTAGTTGCGTTTGTATTGCACTAGTTACACCATCTACATAGTTTAGTTCAGCAGCACTTGCAGTTATATTAGTACCACCAATATCTAGAGTAGTCATAGAAACTTCTCCAGCAACAGTAAGAACACCATTAGCTAATGTCATTAAATCGGTATCATCTGTATGACCTATAGTTGTACCGTTAATTAAAACATTGTCAATGTCTAAAGACCCACCAGATATAAGACCAGTGGTTGTAATCGTAGATGACCCAGTATCTATGTTACCAAAACCAGAAGTTATAGAACCAGAGTCTAATGCTCCAGTTGTAACTATATTACTACCACCAACAGAGTGACTAGCAAAGTATGTAGATACAGTATCAACATTAGTCATACGCATTGTACCACCATCATTAATAAGTATACCATCACCACTTGCTACTGCTGTTGTGCCTCTAGCTGTATCACCATCAATTAAATTTATTTCAGCACCTGTAGTTGTTATAGCTGTACCTGCATAGTTTAAATTACCAGCTGCTATATTTACTTCACCTGTACCTTTAGGTGTAATATCTATATCTACATTTGAATCTGAACCAAATGCACCAACAACAATTGCATTGCCTGTTGCAGAGTTAGTTACTTCAAGAGCGTTAACAGCAGAACTTGTAGTTTGAAATACAACCTGTTCATTACCATTTGCATCAGCAATAAAACCTGCATCAGCAAACTTAGGAGCAGTAAGTGTTTTGTTTGTAAGTGTAGTTGTAGAACTAGCAGTAACAGCAGATGTCATTGAGTTATCTACATATGCTTTAATAGATTGTTGTGTGGCTAGTTGAGTAGCAGAGTCAGAAGCTAAGTTATCTTCATCAAGAACTGCTGTACCACTAACACCTGTATTAAGTACTGGGCTAGTAAGAGTTTTATTTGTAAGTGTTTGTGTAGCTGTATCACCAACTAATGTAGATGTTGTAACTGGTAGAGTTAGTGTTACATTACCACTAAAGTCACTGTGAGCAGGAGCATTGATTGCTGCATAGTGAGCATTAGAAGACTCACAGTAGAAACGTATAGAAGATACAGAACCACTATTTTTAAGATCAATCAGACCACTTTCTATACCTACATTACCATCTAGTACAACCTGACCTGTACCTTTAGGTGTTAGCTTAAGACTAATGTTTGAGTCACCACCTGTAGCTGATACCTCTGGTGGATTACCTGTAGCAGCATTAGTAATGTCTAGTTGGTTGACTGCTGTAGCTGTTTTCTGAAATATAATAAACTCATTACCACTATCATCATTAATACCATGTGCATCATCAAATGCTATATTAAAAGAGTTAGTATCAAGGTCAGCACCTAATTGTGGAGATGTATCTTCTACAACATTACTAATAGCAGAAGATGTAGCAAGACCTGCTACAACAGCACTTCTAGCTATTTTCTTAAGGCCACCACCTGATGTGTCTATTGCAAGAAATACATCATCGTTAGCTACTGTAGATATTTCACTTAGCGCAGTAACAGCAGTAGGATTAAAGTTTGTGCCATCAGCTATAAGCAACATACCAGAAGTATTTGTACCCATAGTCAAGTCATCACCTGATATGGTTAAGTCACCTGTTACTGTAACATTGCCAGCAGCAGTAACATTAGCACCTGACATTGTAAGTGCAGTAGTTGAACCTGACTTAATTATAAGATCACCAGAACTATTAGTTAAAGCACCATACTGTGTGCCATCATCTTTTAATAATACATCTGCACCATTTGCATCAAGAACAACATCACCTGCTGTGTCAATAATTAAATCGCCTGTATCATTTACTATGTAAGAATTAGTACCACCATGATATAAGTTTAGGTCTTCACCTGCACCTATGGTAAGTCTACCTGTAGCACTATCACCTGTAAGATCATCTGCATCAGCATCTACATCTATCTTCAACAAACCACCTGACGTTATGTTAGATGCACCATTATCAATATTACCAAAGCCAGAAGTTATACTACCAGAATCTAATGCACCTACAGTTGTTAAACTTGCACCTGTGTCAATGTTAGATTCTACCCACGTTTCTAAATCAGCAAACGTAAGCTGTTTCATTGTACCACCATCGTTTATAATAAACTGATCTGAGGTTGCTATAGTTACACCAGTAGAAGCAGATGTGTCACCATCTACAATATTAAGTTCAGCAGCAGTAGAAGCAATAGCTGTGCCATTAAAGTTAATAGCATCTATGTATGCAACACCATCAATGTATAAATCTTTAAACTCTGCACCACTAGAACCTAAATCAAATGCATCATCAGTAGATGGTACAATACTAGTTGCGGCTATAGTAAGTTGTTGTGCTGGTCCTAGTTTAGTTATTGCACCACCTTCTGCTGCTGTACCATCATGCGTATGTCCTGATGTACTAAAGGCAGTTACGATAGCATCAAACTCTCCATCAAAGTCAGAGGCATTAATAATATTACCATCAGCAATATTGTTAGCAGTATCGTTACGTGTATATCCTGTTCCCATTTTTAATTACCTTCTTGCATGTGTTGCATATTCCAGTGTCAATGCGTCAAGCGCATATGGAACATCTGTATTATTATCTGCTTCAAACTGTGCAGATATAGTTTTACCTGATCCTGTAGTCTGTGCAGAAAATACTTTCTGTAACTTAGCACCATAAGTAGCAGATCCATATGCACCAATACCATAAAATTGTGCCTGATTACTAGTTGCATTTGTAAATGTTACTGCTGGCATAACTACAGCACCACTCTCATCAAAGTCAAATTTTAAGTTTAGATCAAAGTTTACTCTTCCTTCTGGATCTAGATAGAACTGAGCTTTGTATATTGTCTTTCGTATACGTGGATCATTGATAGGATAGAAAGGTGTAGCAAATGTAGTTGCTATATTATTACCATCAAAACTAGATGTGTCATTTTCCATTCTGTGTAGATAACCTTCTTTACCTGAAAACAGAACAAACTCAGTTGTTCCTGAATACACACTTGCACATGCTGTTGCTTGTATACCTCTGGTTTCTGCAAAGTCAATAACAGATGCTTCACCGGGAGATGCAAATTGTGTAAACAGTATACCTTGTGCATTAGGTCTTGTAAAGCTATTATTCCAACCTAATAGTCTATATTGTGATTTATTTCTTATAACTAAACTAAAAAAGTCTGTATGTAATTTTACAAATTCATTAAACGTACCTTGTATCTTTTTAGTAATAGGTGCTAATCCAAAGTCACCAATACGTTCAGTAGCACTAAGAAGTCTTAAACCATCAGGAGCCATGAATACAACATCACCACCTATTTCTTGTACGCTGTCAGTCTGTATACATCCTATGTCACGTGTAATAGGTTGTAAGTTAAAAGTTGCTAGTGCGTCACCATTTAATCTAAAGATAGATGAATCTGTAAATACTATAAGTTGATCTCTAAAACTTTTTATTGCTACTATACTATTATCTAAACCAATACTACCAGCACCATTACCACTTTGAAAATCTGTAGTAGTAAGTGGTGCACCAAAACTTAATACTCTACCTTTAGCGTAAAAGATGTGATTTTTATGTGTAGCTACAACTGTAGCACCTATTACATCTGATGGTGCACTATTTAATTCAGTAAACGTAGTGCCATCATATAGTGCAGGTGCATTTACACCATCAACCATTATGAGTGTTGATGTACCTGTAAAATCAATAATATCAAATCGTGTATTAACTGCACCTTCTCTACTAGTAGATATAAATGTTAAAGCCGCATTATCTGATGGACTACTATCTAGTGCTGGATCTATAGTAACAGTAAGACGTTTATGTGTTTCATTAGTATAAGATGATATAGTAGTTTGAACTGTATATGTTTTATCTACACCTGCAATAGTAAATACATCACCTGCTTGTGGAAAGTTATCTACCGCATCTATCTCTAGAGATGTACCTGTCTGAGAAGCATTGTGTACTAATGGACTACCATAATTAGGTTTATTTATTTTTGTATAGCCACTACCTGCTGTTTCTAATATATCTGCATTAAGTGCTACTACAGCTTTATTATTAAAGTATGTAATACCATTAGCATAGTTAGCTGTAGTTACAGTAGCAAATGTTATAAGCGCACCATTAGCAGGGCTAGAAGCTAGTGCACCTGATAAAGTTAGTGTGGCTCTATTATTAGTAGCATCAAAAGATACACCCGATATTGTATATGTACTAGAGACTCCTGCTATAGTAAATGTATCACCAACAGCAGGAGTAGTATGCACTGCTGCTATAATTAATGTAGTACCTGATTGACTAGCTCCATGTACAACTGGATTACCATATGGAGCCATAATATTACTATCAAACTTAGCATAGCCCTGTATGCGTTTGTAACCTCCATCAATAGATGGTTCGTAGTTACGTAGTATTCTGGCAGAACCGGGAGCATTGATAGCTTGTTGCAATGGGCTAAGATTAGTTACTAGCCCACCTTTAAACTCTATTCTAAATGTCTCCCATGCATCAGGCATTATAGACTATCCAAGCTCGATCCTGCTGTAGACCTAGAGGAACCTAGTCTACGTCCTCCTGTTGCAGCAGGTATCATATAAGACCTCATATAGTGATAGCGATTAATTAACATAGACCTCATTGCTTTAATACCCTCATCTGCCCTCTCCTTGACCACTACAGCATCTTGAGTGTTACCCCTGAACATATATGCATGAAACATTGCAGCGTCCACTACAACGTGTTTAAAACGGTCTGGGATAACCATTGTGTCACCATGAGCAGATAGGTCTGCCTGAAATACATAGTAGTCAAATACTAACGTGTATGCTTTATCAGGTGGTTCTATCAAACCATACTTTAGATCAGGTCCATGAAAAACAAAACGTGGTAGTGCACGTGTCTGACTTGCAGCGTACTCCTGATCCACGTATTTTTCTAGGTATTCATCATATGTAATTAAAGCTAGTTTCTTTGTATCATTTCCTAATGTAGCATCTTCTTTTATTCTAAACGATTCAAAGTCTATTAGTTTAGCATCTGTTGGAAATGCGTATCTTGTTGTACCAGCAACTAATGTTTGTTCTTTTTCTGAATGATTAAAAGGCCACTCATACTCGCTTTCATTAATGTAGCGTATAGCAGAGTTGACTGCATCTTTTATGTGTGCATAAAAACCTGTGGCTGATGCAAAGTTAGAACTGGTAAGCTCAACTTCGTTCAGCCTTTTGTTGACATCATTAACTAATGTTAGAAATGTTGTAGCCATAATATATCCTTAAGTAGAAAGGGGCAGGTTTATCCCACCCCTTCCACATGTGTTACGCGAGTGTATCACGATCCACTTCATCTGCACCTACTGTGCCTATGTCATCAACGTCTAGCAATAATGCAAAGACACGGATAACACCAGCCGTTGTAGTTCCAGTTTGTGCCTGAATTAAAACATCAAGCGTGTCGGCAGTTGCACCAACAGTGAGAGGTCCACTACCTGCACCTACACTATAAGCACCTGCTGATGCACCGTCAAAGTCAAAGCCATCAACGTATGCATCCACATCAACACCTGTTACTCCTAGATCAAGTGCACAGTCAGAAGAAGTACCAGCGTGAACTGTCGTTACTTCAAAACCAGCATCCAAGATCATAGTATTAGCAGGTATTGTGATTGCTTCAATAATATCAGCAGCTGCTAGTGCTGTACCTTTAGCGGTAACAGCAGCAGAGAAGTCAATACTATTTTGCACCAAGTAAGGAGCGCGACCTCTGGCATCTGAGCCACGAGCCGCTGAACTTAAGGTTGTTACTGTAGCCATGATTCAGTCTCCTTATACCAAGCAATAACGTGCAACACTTAGAGCTTCAGGTCTAAGTATCTTACGTCCATACAAATGCATTCCCCGAACTATGTCGGCAAAGCTATCAGGGTCACGATATGTCTCTGTCTTATTAATCTGCTCGGCAGTTGCTACAGCAGAAGAATGTCCAGATACAATCATACCAAAGTTAGAGGAGTTTGTACCACCAGTAGTAGCTGGTCCAGTTCCAATAGAAGGTAGGTTGTTAGACATATATACTTTGAAACCATGAAGGTTATTAAGTATAAGACCATTTTGTATTCCGCTTCCACCAAAGTCACCATTGAGAAGACGAGAGTCTTCATCTTTGAGAACTTCAACGAAAACTGGATCAACAACGAGCCAACGATTGTTGGTGTCAACATTTTGTTGATCAAGCAAACGAGCCATACGAGCTACGATTTGTAATGGGTTAGCATTACCTGAACCGGGTGTAGCAGAAGTTGCACCACCAGCACGTGCTTGAATACCAATTGCATTACTAGCAGAACCACCGAACTCAGAAGCATCTATCTTCATTGAGCTTAGTAATTCGTCAGTACCTGCTGTAGATACAGCAACTGCACCATTAACAGTTGAGTTAACAGTATCAGCATTGGAATGCAAAGAAGACTGTTTGAAACCAGTTAAGTAACCAAGAGCGTCTTGGTCAAACTGGTCAGCTAGTCTGTAAGCTGCACGATCAGTTGCAAGCTGTTGGAAGTTGATGTGAGAGTGTGCCTCTTCAATATCATCGACTTTAAATGCAAAGTAGTTTGCTTTGTCGATGGTAAGAGAGAACTCTTCATCGTCCAAGTCTTGCGGAGTAATCGTAGTACCACGAGCATACGCTTTAACCGTGATTTCTGGCTCCTTAATTATTTTAACGCTATCGCCCATATTTGCGATCTCGCCAAAGTAGTCACTATTTGTAATAGCTTCAACAATTGAAGCCTTACGAAAAGCTACTTGTACCTGCTTAGAGTAGATAACTGGTGAGAAATTACCATTAGGCAGGTTGCCGTAGCCTGTTGCAGTTGAAAATGCCATTTTATTTTCTCCTATATACGACATCCCATGTGTACATATTGTACACTATTTTTTATCTACCTTAAGGGCCGTGAACTAAGAGGTTGTACGTGTAAGGCCAACTACACATAGGCTCTTCTTCATCGGGTTGTCTTAGAAGTATAGTGAGATATAGTTAGGTAGTCTTATTCAAGGGCTAACTACATCTTGCGACTATGTATAGTTATATACACAATCTACTGTTTGTCAACACTAATTAACGTGCTGATCCAGATAAATCGTATACAAACTTGTTTTGTCTAATAGCTTCCATGATTTCATCTGATCTACTTTCGTATTCCTTTGCGGTCATACGCTGTACTTCAGACTCTCTTAGAAAAGAACTAGACTCATTTTCTACAGGTTTGTTACGTTTTCCTTTTGTAGATACAGACTTAGCTGCATCTCTATTATTAGTTTTCTTAGTTGTAATACTTCTATCTGCCTTGTACAAATCAATTGCTCTAGCAGCAGATCGTGCATCATTATCATTTTCATACAGAGCGTCCTGTATCCACTTAGGCTGTTCTTCTGCCCATGTATGAAAGTCATCATCGTTACGTATATCATCAAAGTCTGGATGCATTTGTAACAACTCTGTCTCTGCACGTTGTTTGCTTACGTCCTGTTGCATATCATCTAATGCTTTAACACGTTGCTCTAGACTAGCTGATTGTTCTGCTGCTTTCTTCATAGCTATTGTTTCTACTATAGCAGCTACATCAGGATACTCTTTGGCCCATGTTTCTATATCCTCGTCAGACTTAGGAAGTTTAATCTGTTTCTTAGTTGACTGTTCTAACTGGCTCTTAAGTGCATTTATCTCAGTCTTTAGTTCTTCTGTCTGTTTCTGTTGATGCCTACGTAGATCTGAATATCTTTTCTTAAATGTTTTTTCTTCAGCAGTAGTAGGTTCTTCTTCTACTTCTTCTGTTGAGGCATCCTGTTTTTGTTCTTCTAGTAGCTGTTCTAGTTCTTCTTCGTCCTTCTTAAGTTTCTCATCCTTACTGTAAGGTCTAGATACAAATGCTACTTTACTTGGTTCTACTTCTACTTGTGTTACGTCTGACATATTATATTTCCTTTCGTTGGGGCTATGGTAGCCTTATTAGGGGCATAGGTAGCCAACACATGTGGTTTATTATCTTGAAGCTAAACCACCACGCTTCATCTTCTTTTGTTTTTTCTTTTTAGGTTTAGATGCTAATCCTCCTATATTCATAACACCTGTTTCTGATCCTGCACCTGTACCGTCATCATCTGGTCCTGTATCGTCACTTTGCGTTCCTTCTTTACCACCTACTGCTTCTACACCACCTTTATCTGCCATATCTGGATCAGGTCCACTTGCTTTAGCTTTTTCATAGTCGGACATAAAATCTTTAAAATCTTTAGCTTTTGCTGCTTTTTCTTTTGCTTCTTTTTGACGAGACATTTCTTCTTTATGTTCTTTATTACTTACAACTTCATTATTACTATTAGTACTATGTTGTTGTGGTCCTGTAGTGGTACTATACCCACCAAATGAATTAGGAACTGAACCGGGAGGTGCATTACCTCTGCTTACATCATCTTGATGTTGTTCTACTAAGTCTTGTGCTACTCCTAATTGTTGTGATACAGCATAAGAAGCTGTTTTTGTTTTTTGTGCAGCTTCATAATCTTTACGTGCTTTATTAGCAACACTAGGAGATACGGCACTAATATCTGAAAGTGCTAAATCTATAGCCCTATTTTCTTCTTTTTCAATTTGAGCTGCAATACCTAAACTAGTATCTATTTGTGTATCTGTCAAAGCTCCTAAACCATACGCACCAATTTTCCCACCTAGACTTGGGCCTAACGCAAAATCTGCTCCATAACCTATTGCTTTATTAGCAACACTTATAGCACCTCCAAATGGTCCCATTAAATCTTGTCCATAAGATATTTGTTCATCGGGTGATAGTTCTCCAAAACTTTTATCACCTTTATCTGGTCCACCATCCACTTCACCACTACCTAGTTCAGTATCTACTTTAGCAGTTTCTGATTTAACATCTCTAGGTTTTGCTTCAGCCTTCTTAGGTTTTTCTACAAACCCTTTAGGTAATGGTGGAAAAAACTTACCACCTATTTTAGTAGAGATCATCTCCTGTCCTGTAGCTGGATTATAATACGTAGTAGGTGCTACATAACCATCTAAACCCAATAGTTGTCCACCTCTACTATAACTAGGTACACCACCTTTGCTCATCTCATTGTCAGGTGATCCTGCTACAATAATTAAATCTTCCATACCAAATGGTACATCATCATCTATGGTAGCTTCTTCAGAGTTACCCATCTGCCCCATCTCTTCCATACGAGCTAGACCTCTCTTAGCCTTATCACGCATGAGCATTAGTTTTTCTAAACCTATAAATCGTACAACATCAGCAGGAAATACAAACTCACCCGGACTTAGCTTTGCATCTATGTCATCACGTACCTCTTCTTTAAGTGAACCTGAAGGTACATCATTACCAGACACAGGATCTTTAGATCCACCCTGATCATTTAAACCACCGTCCTGAAACATTTCCATTTGTTTTTGCATTTGTACTTCTCCACCTTTATTAAATTTAAAAGATCCACCCAATCCTACTGTAGCATCTCTTGATTCTGGGTTATATGTGCCTTTTACACCAATTTGTCCATCGTCAAATTTTTTACCTATACCTAAACCTAATCTATCTATACGACCTTCACCAAACTTATAATCTTCTACGTTAACACCGTCAGCACTTAGTGCTAAATCTGCATCTAGAAAAAAACCATTTCCTAAAGAAACTATAGCACCAATATCTAATAATGCATTAGCAGTTTTAACATCTACTTCTTTTTGTACCTGATTACCTTTACTATCTTGTGTTATAACTTTTCTAGGTGAAATACGTCCTTCAATATTAGCACCTCCTCTTAGTTTTGTTTTACCATTAGACCTAGAAACTTTAGGTGCTTGTCGAGTTGGCCTCGATGATCTATCAAGTATTTCTGATCCAGTTCCTACTGTTCTTCTTAATATATCAGCCATTTACGTGTTCCCTTAGTTGTTTAATCTTTTGGTACGCACTGATTGCTCCTTGCGCTCTGTGCATTGTAACCATGTCAATCGATTGTTCTAATGTTTTTCTTTCACTTTCAATCATAGAGTCCAGATAGCTACTGAATAGTACCCACTGGCGGTTGTTGCTGACTAGGGGCTTGAGCTTGCTGAGTAGCTCCTTGCGGTGGCCCACTAAACCCTTGTTCTCCGGGTACTGGTGCTTGTCCTGTTCCAATTGTTCCTCCTCCTGCTCCTGATGTATCCATTGGATTAGCTCCTGCTGGTGGTTGTTGTGCACCTGCTGGTGGCTGTTCTGGCTGTAGACCTTTCATAATCTCAGCCTGTATTGCTGCTTCATCCATATTATTAGTAACCTTATCTGGATCAAGGTCTAAAGATTTTGCAATCTCACGTATAATATAGTTGAATTTTGCAAAAGGTGCAAGTGCTGGATTGGATGTAACACCTAAAAATTGCATCAACCTCTGGCTACGTACTTCATTAGCCATCAAACTTTCTGTTCCACGTGCAGATACTTCTAGATCACCTTTGATGTCAGGGTCAAAATCAAACTGCATATTAAACTGAAACAGTCCTTCTCCTAATGGTCTGAGTAGATAGTCATCTACATTCTTAATCACTGTCTTAATACCACCTGCTGCTGCACCCATCAACATAGATATACCTGATGCAGTTCTACCCACACCAGCTACGCCTGTCTGACCATGAGCAAAAGATGGGAAACCTGTACTCTCATCCGATAGCTGTCTAGCTTTGTCAAACATCATCATGTTCTCACTAGATACATTTGGATACTTTGTACCAAACAGTGCCTGTCCGGGTGCACCACCCTGTCTTCTAAACACCTTGCCGGGATACACTGTCAAGTCCTGACCCGGCACTAGGTTAGTTTCATCTACCTCAATAAGTAAGTTACCTGACAGTACAGCATTGTCAACTGCCATACGCATAAAACCATTCATCAAAGTTTGTGTGTCATCCATGTTCTCTGCAATACCTACACCAAAGAAACTATATGGGTTAAGTTCATATGGTGCTGCCATGTAAGGTATACGAGCAGGTTTAAATGGATTAAGTACTACACGTAATAGTCTACCATTACATATCCAGATGTTTGCCTGTAGCTCATCTAGTTCCTGTAGATCTTTTGGTATTGTAATCTCTTGTTCTTCTAATAGTTCAATATCTACTGTACCCCAATACTCCATAACCTCAAAGCGGTCAATGTCATGCTGTGGTGCATAGTCAGATAGATCATCTTCCCAGTACAGCTTTTCGTAGTTCTCACCTCTTGTGATCACTTCCTCAATTACACTGTCTCTAAAGTATGGGCGTTTCTTAAGTGCACGTAGCTGTGAACGTGACATCTTGTGTCGTTCTATTACATACTGTGCCTCATCCATGTTGTTAGCATCTGGATCTGGGTAGAAGTTCCACACTGATACATGCGATACTTGTGGTACAGTTTTAATAAGTGGATTGTACTCACCCTCATCATCCCAGTTAGGATACTCTTTATCAATAGCAAATGGTCCTTTCATAACACCAGTACCAAACAATGCCATTTCAAATGCTGTACTTCTTAAATGTTTACTAGCACCTGACTCTTCTAACTGATCGTGTATCTTTTTCTGCATCCTTTTCGCTGCCACAAGAGCAGGGCTAAACGTAATTGCCGTACCTGTTTTACCAACACCTTCTCTAACACCCTCTATCTCTCCTAGTTTATTTGCATATTCACCCAATCTTTCATTTAGGGTATTTTGAGTGTCACCCGGTTGTAGGTCTTTACCGTCACCAGCAAAGCCATATGGACTATCCATCATATCTCTTACTTCAGGTGGTTCCTTTGGATCAAAGTGTACATCACCTGCTACACCATCAGGTAGTTGTGTTGGGTCAATTGTCAATGGAAATTTATTATTTGCAAATAGAACATCTACTATCTGTCCATATGCAGCAAGAGTTTTAGTTTTAGTTACCTTAATAAATACACGAGAGCGTTCTGCTTCTGAAAACTGTACGTCTGTGCCGTACAAACCCCTGTAGTTTCTGTAAGACTTTATCCAACGTTCTTCATCCTGATACCTATAGTCTTCTGCTCTTTTGTATCTGTCAACTATAAAAGGTACTAGGTTTGCTATTTCTTCATCTCTAGACTCATCTGCGTCCTCTAGATGTATAGCGTCTTGTTCTATTGTAAAATCATCTGCCATTATTTTTTTTCCTTAATATCCAAATACAGCATCTGCTACTGGCATGGTGCTTGATGGTCTTCTACTAGGATCGTAATCAAATAAATTAAACTTAGGTCTTGACATAACCCCATATCGTAGTGCGTCATATAAGTGATCTTCTGCATGTGTATCTATATCTTCTGGGTTACGTTTGTCAATAGGCAATGCAGGTAATTGTGAAATTAGTTCTGTACAGTTAGAAAAGAATACTAGTCTAGGTTCTTCACTGTCCTCATCTACCTGTAGTCTTCTGTGTATTTCGTTCTTACCTGATACCCTACTTCCTTTACTTCTATCTGATGGCCTCCACCTACAGCCTTTATTTATCATCTGTTCTGCAAGTGATGGTCCTGTGTCACCTCGTTTATGCCATACAGAGCTATCTAGTACTCCATACTTTATATTACCATCTCCTGCTTCTAAGTCAAGTACCATATCAGCTAAATCTGTAGCTAATACTTTTGATACATATAACTCTCTATATACTATGAGTTGTTCATCTGGCGTAACAGCAAACCAAAGAACACCACTATAAGAACCATAACCATAGTCACACGCCCTAAACTTAACCCAGTTACTCGGTATATCAAATGGTTCAACAACATGTACATACCTGTTAAACTCTGTGAAAGCTGCACCTTCTTTAATATCCCAATCACCCTCTAGCAACTGCCTACGCTGATGTTCAGGTAATGACAGTAGCATTGCTTCGTAGTCACCTGTATCTGACAGGTATGGGTTATCTGATAACCTAGCAGGTATGAACCTACGTTTAAATAGTGGTCTACCTGCTTTACTATGACCTGCTGGATACTTTAACGCTTCTCCTGTTTCTATATCTGTTGCAGCAAAACTTGTATCGTATGGTGCTGGATCAATAAACATCTTCTTAACCCATCCATGTCCCGGTCCACCGGGGTTAGTTGTTGCCCTCATGTACACTTCTAAATCAGGGGCAGTGGAACGTAGACGAGATCTCATGTAGTTCCACGCATAAGGTGTAGGCCACTGAGTTAATTCGTCAAAACCTATCCAGCTAAAAGCCAGACCCTGATAGCGCATGACATCATCATCACGATCTAAGTATGACATCCAAAGTCTTGCACCAGATGGTGCGGTCCACTGCATCTTTCTTTCTGACCATTTTATTCCCGGCCAGACTTTAGGATATAGTTCCTGTGACTTAGATATTAATTCACGTAACTCTTCTGTTGTATGTCTTAATAACAATCCGCTAAATGCAGGATGACCCATAAACCGTAGTGGATCAGCTAACATCGCATAACTCTTACCACCACCTGCACTACCACCATACAATACTTCTCGTTCTGGTGCAGCTAAAAACTCTGTCTGTGGCCCAGCATTCGGTTTAAATAGTACATTGGCTTCGCGTTCAATAGCATGTGTATCATACTGTACTTTCTGTGGTGTGGACTCGCTTTGCACCAAGTCTACTTTCTTCGATTTCTTTGGCTTTCTTGATCGCCTTTTCCGCATAGACTGCCCATTGACGGAGGCTTCTAGCTTTGTCCTTACGCTGTCGCTCATGCTTTATTCTTTTCTGTAGTCCAAGATGTGATATATACCTTCCTGTGTTTTTGCTTAACCATGCTGCTACCTGTCGCAACGAATACTGGCGTAGATACGCTTTAGCTTTTTCCAGATGATCGAGTTCTTTAGGTATTGGTAGTAGTAGGTCTTCGTCATTGGGGTCCACTTCGTAGCCAAATGGGACTGTTCTAGCAATACGTGGTACAGGTAGCCACTCATTTTCTTCCTTCACATCTGTTGGTTGCGGTAATTTCCATTTGCCTAAACTCCTATTCATTAATCGTCATCATCACTTTGTTTCTTAGGTGGCATTAACATCACACCACCACTTGCTTCTACCTGTAGCTTCTCAGTTTTAACCAGCCCAGTACGATCCAGTAGTTCCTTTGCTGCTGACATCTTATCTCTTAGTCCTAACTCAGTAGGGTCTAGGAGTGCACCAGCCATCGCTACAGCAGCTTTAGGGGCATTACGTGCCATGTACTGCTGTGTTGCTTCTAGTATCTCTTCCTTGAGGCTCTTAACTACCACTGTAGTAGATGTACCATCTGCATAGCCAGCTAGTTTCTTAGCTGTTGCTACATCCCCACCTGCTTCATCAAATAGTACATCTAGGAATTTTACCTGATTTTCTGTGTACTGTCTAGTCATTTAATTCCCCAGTTCGCATTATGTCACTCAATCTTGTAGCCCTGCCTTTTACCTGCTCTGCCCACCTACTGTCTAACATCTCAACTGCTGCATTATTATAGTCCTCATCTTCTATAGCAGACCACATCTTTTTAAACTTATTTAAACGTGGCATACCCAAGTTAAATGCCATATTGACACAAACCATTTGCCGTGGTGCATTTAAATTTTTAACGCAAGGATGAGCATCAAGGAGTTCTCGTTCAGCAATGTCAACATCAATACGCAATATATATCTAGCACCGTAAAGGGTAATTCCATTGTCGTAAATGTCCTGCATATCAGACAGACCCAAGTGTTGCAATTGTGTAACAGTCAAGGGTCTATCTTTTAAATTTCTACCTGCACCTATTGTGTCTATACCTAATGTATCTTTATAGACCTTTAGTTCCATGCCTTCATCTCTGATAAGCATGTCAAGTAATTTGCTAGTATCGTACTTCATCTATTTCTTCTTAGGCATTGCAAAGCCAAAGTATGCACCAACAAGTGCAGACAATGAACCATACATCATCATAAGAATACTGTCTGCTGCTGCAAACCTGTCAGGCCATATTAGTACAGCAGTAGTAGCTATAAGCATTGTAGCGAGTGCAGTCCATGCCATATAGCGTCTGTTAGATTGATATGCTGCTTTGTCAACAATTACATTTTCATCTGCCATGTTTATTACTCCTTATTTTTTAAATAGCTTAGTGGCACTACGTACCCCAAATGACGCTGCCACGATTACCGAAATGGCATACTTATACCACTCAGGCATCAGTTGTAGTTGGCTAAACCCTATTTGAACTATATCTTCACAGCCGGGAATGAACGCAAGCACAAGAGGTATCGAGAACAAAATTGTAAGCCACTCGTCTTTCCACGAGTTATCACTCGCTTTAGCCTGTGCTATATCCCAGTCTATTTCACCTGCTGCCTGTTTCTCTTTTATCTTAGCGTCAGATCTTATTGTTACAATCTTAGCTTCTGTTTTAGCTTTCTTCTCAGCAACCTGTCCCTCTAGCCATGTACCAGCTAGATTAGCTACTGGTCCTATTATTGCACCTAGCATTAAGCTCTCCTAAACCTAGCTGTCTTCTTAGCTATGCCCTTTGGTTGTTTTACATGTTGTTTGTTACCTGCACGTTTAGCTTTGGTAGTAGCAGCATACTCAGAAGATGATAGTGACTTAATAGCTTTAGCAGGTAAATACCTTTCACCTGTAGCCTTTGGTCCCTGTGTAGATGGCTTACCTGACTTAGTACGCCAATCCTGCTTTGTCCAGTTTGCCAGACTCTGTTGTGACTTAGCTCTTGCCATGACACTCACATTTACATACATCTGGATTACAGCCACACTCTATGCAACTATCGCATTTAGATTCTGACTCTACATTACACATGCATACTGGCTCTTCTCCACATTCACATGTCATTATGATTTGTAACCTCCACCTTTTGCCTTGTATCTTTTTGCTAACATCTGGGCTTTGCGTCCTGACCATTGCCCCGGAGCACCACCTTTTCCACTCGCCTTAATACTATTGAATAATCTCTTACGCATACCGGGCTGTGTATAGTTACCTGCTGCGTTTACTGTGCTACCACCCTTACTTAGTTTTCTTACTTTTCTTTTTACTGGCATTTTTCCTAGTGTCCTTTGCGTATAGATTATTAAATGTTACAGATGGATCTAAGTATGTCTCATGTCCTTCTGCTGAGTGCACCCATTGTGACGGTACAAAGTCAGGTGCACCCTCTCCAGTTCTCCATAGAGCAGGGCTAGTTGCCCTTACTCTATTGTTAGGCAGTGCTACAAAGTTTCCTGTCCAGCTACCAGCATCTGTTAAATATATTACGTGTGACTGTTTATGCTGTGCAGGATCATCTGCTATATCATTGCCTGTGTAATCTACGGTAAATAAGTATTTACCTGTATAGAGATCACCTCCTATCTTACACAACCAAGGTGATGAACTTACTCTATCCAGAATGACTGTACCATGCTCTCGTGACTCACAATCCCAAGGTTGGCATAAATGATCTTCCATTGGGTCAGGCCACTCTTCTAGAGGTATGTCAGCTACGAGTGCCTGTATCGGCATCCTTGCCCACATAGCTCCTCCATGT